CGTGCAAGAAATTTAAGGGTGCTTTAAGACGTGTCCTGAACTTAGAGAACTCATTGATTTCCTTGTTAGTCTTGTAGTCCCAGATTTGATACTCGTTGTACTTGTCATTCCAAAACAAGCAGTCTACCATCCCCCCAATCCCTATCTCAGCATCCCCAATAACTAGCTCCATTGCTACAGGTATTAGGTTCTTCTTAGCCTTCAAATAGAAGTTATGGAAGTGTGCCTTGCACGCATCTAATCTCTCAGCCATTGCCCCCTCGCCGAATCTTTCTGTGTAGATAGTGTCGTCGTACGGATACACCTTGTTCTGCCAATAGTTCTCAGCGTAGTTATGCAGGAGCGTTCCTTTTGTGCGAGCAAAGTCTCCCTTGTATGCCCAATCAGATAGCACCTCGTCGACAGGAATATTCTTCTTCTTGGCTGACTTGGTTGCAGTGCCCTGCTTGTCGAACTTTACTTTGAACTGCTCAATAAATGCAGTACCTGATATAAGTTCCTGCTCCCCAATGAAATACTTATGGGGTGCGTCGTGGTACTTAATGATATTAAACTTGGCTAATTCTTTAAATATGTTCATTTGTCTTATTTTTTAAAGTGTTTCATTAACCAATACGCCATCCTCTTAGCACCTTCTTCTAAGCCTTGATAATGATTGCGTTGCATTACAAAATAGTTATGAGCAATAGACTCTGCCTCGTCGCAAATGTCATCATCACTTGGTAGTTCGATGGGGGTTAATGAATTAATATATTCATCTTCTTTAGGTAAGTCTGATTGTTTTATACAAGTACCCACATTTTGCAAAACACCTGCATAACATCTTCTCATTTGTTCTTCTGTATATAGTTTCATTTGTCTTATTGTTTAAAAAAATTCTCTTATATGTTGAAATACAGACTGTGGTCTTTCCCAATTTTGGTACGCATCTTTTACTGCTTCCTCAAAGTACTTTTTAAATACAGGAACTGCTGTTGGATAATCTTTGAAGAAATTAGCTAGACCAATATAATCTTGTAGGTGATATAATTCTCCGTGGGAATTGCTTTTAAATATTCTTTCTTCATATTCTTCAATGTTAAGAATCTTTAATGCTTCCTTAAATGTGATTTGTTTAGTTTCCATTTGCTATTTGTTTTAAATATTGTAAAAGCATTTCTAGTTGACGCAAAATATGTTCTCGTTCTTTATTTTCCACAATCTGCTCCCATTCTTGCTTGTTGATTGAGTAGTATTTCTTTTTCATTTTCTTTAGGATGCTCATAGTTTTTCTATTTCTAATTTAACTTCATCCCAATAATTTAACTTATCAATATATCTTTCATTCTCTATATCATTTATAACATCAAATTCACATTGTTCTATTATCTCATCTACTGCAATTCTTACACATTGCTTACAATTAAAATGTCCATGAGTATAGTCAATATATGTCCTATACATTTCCTCTGCTTTTTCTTTGGGTGTCATATTAAAATGGGGTTTCTACTATGGTACTATCAAATCCGTTGTCAATCGTATTAATCACCGAGTTCTTGAATAATATATCAGGTTGGGTGAACCTAAACAAGGTCTCCTTGTCGTCGCTTACTCTGTTAGTCATCACGTCACAGTACCTAATAGCTGAACCTGTGCGTCCGTTCCTGTTCTTGAGTATCACATAGTCTAGCTCGTGGGTAAACTCGGGGTCAGGTAGGTTCTGAGCTCTTGCCTCTGACATTGCGTAGTAGTCAGGGCGGTATAGCCCTATGACAATAGACGCGTCCTGCTCGATGTTGCCACTTGAACGCAGATCAGATAAACTTGGTCGCTTGTCAGTCCTAGACTCTATTGAACGTGATAGCTGAGACAACGCTATAATAGGAATATCGAGCTTACGTGTTAGCTTTTGAATCTTACTTGATACAGATGACACCTGAGCAAAGTCGCTCTGGTCTTTAATCTGATTGTCTCTAATCAGTTGCATATAGTCTATGATGACTAGGTCTATCTTGTTCTTCCTGCACTCAGCAGTTATGATAGTGGAAAGGTAGTTCATGTCCCTGTTGTCTGAATCGTAAAAGAATATAGGCAAGTCCCTTAGACCCCTAGCGTCTGACTTAGAAATTATATCGATGTCTTCCTTGCTTATCCTGTATGCCCCCAAGTCTGAGTACTTATAGTCAGTTGCCTCAGACGAGATAACTCGATACAACAAGGACTCCTTTGGCATCTCTAATGAAAGAAACAATACATTAGCTCCTGACTTAGCCCCTGCCTTTGCGTGCTCTAAACCTACAATAGTCTTACCCATCGAAGGTCGGGCGGCGATTACTATCATACCACTCTGCCATCCGCCTAGCGTGTAGTTAAGTAGCCTACTTCCTGTGTCGATGCCTGAGAACTTGTTCTTTCCCGCGTTGTCGCCCAAGTCCTTGATTACGTTGTCGTATATGTCCTTGATAGACGTAACCTCCTCGTTGGTCTTCTCTGCCTGCAACGAATCAACTCCACTAAACAAAGTAGACTGAATCATAGCCGAGTCCTCGCCGTTAAGTATCTGAGAGTTTACCCTAGATATGATGCCCGCAATGTTACGCTTGACCTCAAGCTCCTTCAACTGAAAGCATACGTCCGTCAAGTCAAATATTCTCTTGCTCATCATCTTTAGTACCGCAGAGGTGTCAACACCTAACTCCGATTCTTTTGATTTAAGCACACGAAATACATCGAAACGTGTGAACGTATTGCTGACCTGAGATAATTCAACCATCGCAACGTATGACGCCCTAGCTAGTGTGCTAGTAAACGAGTCGGCATCTATTATTTTATTAGCTTCTTTAATGTAGTGTGTTTGTTCTAGTAGGTAGCTAATAACGTCGTCCTCTAGCATCGTGTCAACAAGTGTGTTCTTCATTCTCTTTTTGGATTAATAGTTATCAGGTACAATAATTCTGTCGGCGGGCTCGGCGGGTCTTGGAGTTGCTTTCGCGTCTTGGTTTTGGCTTTTAGGAATAAAGACTTTGTCTAACCAAGCCTTGTTTCTTAGGTAGGTCAATGGGTGCTTTCTAAATTGTACATCTGGAGTTGACTCGATGTATAGCGGTAGGGTCTTAAGAATCTTGTCCTTGTCTATTGTGTTTATAAACTTCCATTCGCTATAGCACTTGTCCTTTTGAATCTCCTTGTTGTATAGAATCCAAAACTTTTCGAATCGGTCATCTACTATCTTTGTTTCTATTATTTCTTTCTTGCTGTTATTCTTTATTACTAAGTCATTCGATTTTCGAACGTTCGATTTTCCCATCGTCGCATTTTCGAACGTTCGATTTTCGAACGATGGGTCTGTTAGTTTATATAAATAAATAGTCCCTCCCTCTTCTTTATTCAGCCTTTCTTTAGACAAGAACCCCGCGTCGCATAGCTCATTAATGCTGTTGCGAACCGACGCCTTGCCGTCTTTATTTTGTGAACAAATCCTGTCAAGAGAAAACACCCAATCGTCGGGCTTAGATTGCATATAAACATAAAGCCCCTTAGCCTTTAAACTTATAACAGGGTCGTTTAGTAGTTCGTTAGGTGCCTGCCCAAAGTGTCCGCTTATTTTAGTCTTGCTCATAAGATTAATTTATTAATCGGTGTCTTTCTCATAAGATTTATATCAATTTTAGTATTGCATTAGCCTTGTCAATAGAGTCCACTAAGTCCTCTACTTTATTAAGGATAATCTCAAACGCTGGCATATCAGGTGTTGCGTAGCTTAGGACTCTTGCCCATTCATCTAGCTCCCTCTCTCTGTTAACTTTTATTAGGGACAAAACCGCTCTGTCGCACTGCTGATGCAATGTAGACGCCCCTACAAAGTTAACATAGTAGGCAATGTCGCTTTCAGACAAAGCCATCTTACTTGTCCTTAATTTTCTCGCAGGAGACAATGTTCATGATAGGTATGCCTATTAGCTTGCCTTCTGGGTGCTTGGGGTTAGTGAACCACATTGTCCTGTAGTTATCTGACGCGTGTCTAAACTCTCCCTCAATGACCTCCTCTATGCTATGTAGTAGTAAGTACGTCACACGATAGCGAGCCTTCCTAAACGAGTCCTTGTCCTCGCAAATCTCCTTGATGTTTACGTTGTGTCCCTGTATTTTATAGATACATAGTAGCCTGTGGTCTTTTCCTGTGTCCCAAATCTTTCTACGAACCCCGTCTACAACCTTAGTTACTTCTGTCTTAGTTCCTCCCATGTAGGTGAACTCTACTTCTCTGTTAGTGTTGAACATTTTTTTTGTTGTTTAATCGTTAGTAATCAATCTTCCTTTTGTAGTATATAATCTATTGTTAATGGCTTCGGGGTATATGTCCTCGGATTGTAATGTCCCCGACTCTTTGTATACATTCTCGTAGCCGTTCCATTCTAGCATCCTAGCATCTACTTGTGATGCGTTTAATGGCTCCTGCTTGA